TCCCAAGTAGCTCGCGATTTCCCGGGCCATTTCATCGGGGACATGCGGAGCACGTGTACCGCCGGGTCCTCTGCGGGAGCGTAACGCGGCCATGGCGGTCTCCTGGGTTTGCGCGCGGGCGGCTGCCAGCACGTCGCGTACTGGGCCAGGGGGAGCCAGGTCGATGGGCATGTATCCGTCATCATCACGTTTCGTGTAGTCAGCGCCGTGTTCCAATAAAAACGTCACCATGGCCGCATCGCGGATAACTACGGCGTCGTGGAGGGGGGTTCGTCCCGCCCCGTCCGCCGCGTTGACGTCGGCGCCATGTTCCAATAAAAACGTGACCATGGCCGCATCGCGGATAACTACGGCGTCGTGGAGGGGGGTTCGTCCCGCCCTGTCCGCACCGTTGACGTCGGCGCCGTGTTCCAATAAAAACGTGACCGTGGCCGCATGACGTAAAAGTACGGCGTCGTGAAGGGGGGTTCGCCCCGAACGATTGGCCTGGTTGATGTCGGCACCGTCCTCGATAAGCAACGTCGCCATCTCCATGTTGCGTTGTAATAATGCAACCTGGACGGGGCTGTTGCCTTCCAAACCGACGACGTTGGGGTCGGCACCGTAGGTCAACAATACCTTGACGATGGCTAAATGGTCTTTTTCAACTGCTTCGTAAAGAGGGTTCCGGTCCGTACGTCTGCCCTGATTTACGTTGGCCCCCAGAGTTGAGAGTAGCTCCACCATCGATGCGTGATTTTCTTGCACCGCGCTGAAAAGAGGGGTACTACCCATGTGATCCGCCTCGTCCAAGTCCGCGCCCTGTTCTGCCAGGAATTTCACCATGGCGGTGTCGTCATTTAACGCCGCGACGTGGAGAGGAGTGATCCTGGCGTTATTGGCTCGAGTGACGTCGGCGCCCTTGTTCACCAGGAGCTTGGCCACGTCTAAATGTCCTTGGTACGCCGCGAAGTAGATCGGGGTATTGCCCCCGCTGTTAGTGGCATTTACGTTGGCGCCGTGTTCCAGCAGGAGTTCCACCATGGGCACACTGCCATTGTAAACTGCCCGGAAAAGGGGGGTTTCGCCCAACCAGCGTTCGGTACCCTTACGGTTGACATCGTCCCCTTCTTCCAGCCGTTTCTTCACGGTATCCAAATCATTCTCTTCCACCGCTTCTCTCAGCGATTTAACGGGACTCCCTCCCGTCTGTGAGCGGCGACGCGACCTTTTCTGGGTTTGGCGCCGTGATTTGACACGGGTGTTTTTACCATGTGATTTCCTCATAGTTATCTTATTTTATATGGAGATTTTCACCCTTTTGTGGAAACATTGTCCGTATAATGTATAGGAAACATGAGCCAGCCAAATGCTGCAGCCTCCAACCCATACATTATGCGCAAATTAACCCAAATTTTTGACGAAACAGGAATCAATATCCGTTTCGACGCCGATGAGAATATTTACCGGATCAAATGGAACGATATGGTGTGTACCGAACTCAAATTTGTCGAAGCCTCCCCTTTATCCCCTTTAGAAACTGTACCAGCTCCATCTCCAGACGCTGTGCCCTTCTACGAAACCATCATGGTGCACCAAATCAACCGTTGTTACAACGACACGGCCAATAGCGTGGTTATGGGGAGTAGTAAGGACATTGTACAGCGGTTGAAAAAATTGGCCGATGAACTCAAAGTGTCGCTGACCATTGAAAACGATTTTAGCCGCATCGAAGTGCCGACAGATATTATGAAATTGGATGACGCACCTCTCACGATTTATTTGCGCAACATGATGCTATTGCACACCGGCAAAACGTGGTACAACATGATGGGATTCAAAGAACGCAATTATGAACAAAACACGACATGCGCCACCAAGTTCATCAAAAATACGCAATTCCCCAATTTCAGTTTCCATCGCGAGAAGCGTCTCAAAATAATGAAACACCGCGAAAATTTGAATCTACGTCTGCCGACCTACGGATCGTCCGGATCCGTGGAAATCGTCTTTTCAAAATTAAACTACGATTTGCAAAAAATATTGTCGGCCTGGGAAAAAGATCTCAAAGAGCGCAAAACCAAAAACATTCTCCAAGAAGAAAAGGATTATGTGCGGTTCATCAAAGAACAAGTCGACGCTTGGATCGAGCGCATGGAACAAGACTGCAAAAACAAACGCACCCATGTCGATTTAGCGGACAAGTACGGGAACCTCGTCTATACCCCGAAAGAGGACAAGCCTGCGTCTACCCCTACCCCCGTCAATCCATCTGGTGCCGCAGATTCGTGGTCCGTCGTCTTGAGAAACCCGAACGTCGTGGGGGGATTCCGTACGAAAGTACGTCGCATCACACAAAAGCGCCGAATTGAACGTCGGGATCACCGTAAAACCCAGAATAAGAATCGTCAATAAAATCGTGAATAAAAATATGCGTCCAATTTATATCATGAGCCACTCGACATGTTACCAATACGATACATTGTCCTATACACATGGTTGGTTGGATAAATCCGTCGATGCCACCTATGTGATTCATTTGCAAGGCAACGGGCGCCTCGAACGCGTCCTGGGCCAATTGCAAGCCATGCCTCCCACTTCGACCGTCTATATTCTAAACAACCGTGGGTACAAAACGTGCGACAAGGGTCCCGACGTCCACGACACGTTGAGCGACATCATCGACGCCTATTTGCACGTTTTTCGCCATGCCCAGGACCACGGCTACGGCCACGTCTTGATCTTGGAAGACGATTTTATCTTCCGTGAGGGGGCCGACGCCCCCGAACACGCCTCCCGCATTGCCGCATTCTTGAACGGGCGTCGCGACACATCCCTCCTATATTTCTTGGGATGTGTGCCCTTTGTACAGTGGCCATTGCCGTACCGTGTCTACCATCGCCGGGTACTGTTGTGTGCCGGCGCCCACGCCTGCATTTACAGCCGCCCTTTCCGCGACCACATGTTGCGCGAAGACCGGTCCAAGATGATCGACTGGGATCGGTACCACAATACGTATGCACGCTGGCAAAAATTCATGTATCATATACCACTCTGTTACCAACTGTTTCCGCGCACGGAGAACAGCTTGAACTGGCAACGGGGGGTCACCTCGAGCGAAGCGTTCAACGATTTCATTGCCGAAATGTGCATCCGGTTTTTCCAGGGGGTGGGTCTCGACCAACACGCCGAGCCCGGGTACACGGCGTTTTATTGGTTCTCCTGGTTGCTGCCCCTGTTCTTGGTGGTCTTGGTTGCCTATGGTTCATGGATCATGGCCATGGCCACAACGGGATCCTCCGTAAAAAAAACTCGGTCACTTCGAAAATAACGGCGGAAATTGAAAGTCTTTCGCGCGTTTCAACGGCACTTTCAATAAAAAGAGTCCTACAATGATTAGGAGAAGACCCACGTATTGACTCACGTGTTCAAACCGTTCGCCCAAGATGACGAATGCCGCGACGGATTCGATCAAGGTACTGACGCCGTCCCACGCCCCGTTGACGAGCAACACGGTGGACCCCTGCAACGATCGAATCAAAAAATAGACGACGCCGATGTACCCCCCGATGCCCAACGCCAAGGATTCGATCCCCCCGTGGTTAGCAAATTGTTTCAGCGAAAAATCACCGACAATCTCCACTAAAGACATCATGGTAATGTCCACTAAACTCATGACGACTGATTACTGACTACTATTTTTAGTATGGGTAGATATATACTATAATGACATGGTCTCAGCGAGCGAGAGCGAACATGCCAGGAAACCCCCAGATGAAAATTGATTTATAACTATTTCTATACATCCATATAACCACCATGAATATGAATGTATTGGACACACCCTTTGAAGAATTACAGCAATATTACGATACGGTGCTCAATGTCGACCGTAGCACCTATTTATCGACCAACGACGAATGTACGCCCCTCGATTGTGTCCGCGAAATGCTGACCAAGGTGCCCGAGGAACTCTGGAAACGCGACAATTTGCGCATTTTGGACCCGTGTTGTGGTCACGGGAATTTCGGCATTGTCCTATATGACATCTTGTGCCGCGGCCACGGATGGGACCCCGACACGGTGTTGGAGTCCGTGCTCTCGTTCAACGACGTGCAGACCGCGCGTCTCGACACGGTGCGTCGGGTGTTTCGCGACGACATTTATCCGTTGCAAATCACCGAAAGCGATTTCTTGACCACGACCTACGACAACACCTTTGATCTGGTGGTGGCCAACCCGCCTTACGCTAAAATCTTGGAGAATGGCGCCAGGGCCTCCAAAAACCACAACTTGATCCAGGCATTTTTGGACAAGGCGCTCTCGATTTTGCGGCCCAACGGCTATTTGGTGTTTATTACGCCGGACAACTGGATGTCGTGGGCCGACCGCAACGTACTGATCGAGGTGCTCACGCGGTTGCAAATCGTGCATCTGGACATTCACCGGGCCAAACGGTATTTTAAGCGCGTGGGATCCAGTTTTACGTGGTATGTGATTCAAAATTGCGCGGCGTACCAAGACATTTCGGTGGCGGGTATATGGAAAAATCGCGAATACACGAGCCAGATCCCGCCACAACCGCGCCGATACATTCCGCTGCTCTTTTCCAAGGTCGTGCAAGACATTTTGAATAAAACCATTGACAACGAGAACCTCGACAAATTTGAGGTGGAGACCAGCAGCGATTTGCATCGGTACACCAAGCGCGCGTTCATTCGCGATGAACCCGACGAAGACCACACGTACCGCCTGATTCATACGCCGAAACAGACGGCGTGGGCGTCGCGGCCGCACAAGTATCAAGAGGGGTGGAAAGTGTTCCTGTCGACGACGGACAAGTACAAGGTATGGGTGGACGACTGCGGAATGACGCAGTCCATCGCGTTCATACGGTGTGCCAGTGAGGCGGAAGCGAAAAAAATACAGTGGATATTGGAACATCCAGTGTATGTGTTTATCAATAATTTGTGCCGCTGGGGCAATTTCAACAACGTACGCGTCATGCAGCATTTTCCTATACCTCTCCTGATCCACAGTTACGACGCGATTTATTCCTCGTTCAAACTGACACGGGACGAGATTGCCTACATGTCCATGTGGGGGGTAAAGGTCTAGGAACGGTATTCGGGGTCTGCATTGTCGCACAAGATGGGGAAATCGCCGTACATTTTTTTATAGTCCTCCATGATGGCCGATTCGTACGCGTGGTAGGTCTGGGCCACCATCTTCTTCTTCTCGCCAAACACGTCGATTTCGTATTCGACGCGCGGCAGTTCGTACCCGTACATTTCGATCGTGCATCCCAAATTCAAATAGAATTCAAAGGTGTTGTATATGAACCCGTTGGTCTTGGAACAATCGCCCGTCTTGCCGCGCTCACGGATGTGGTGACCGCATAAATAGCTTCCCACGCGCCCTTTCAGGCCGTCACGGGTGCCGCCAATCTTGACGATGCGGTCATTGACCGTCATGATATAAATCCATTCCGTTTTGCGGTCAAAATCTTCCTTGGGAATCGTGGGGACAAATTGCACCACCGTCTGGCGCTTTCGGGTACCGTCGGCCTTGGTCTCCGTGTCCAGGACGACGTCGCAAATATGGTGAAAATGGTCGCGTCGGTGGTACTCGGCCCACGGCGCGGTCTTGTCGAGCGGGATCGGTTTCAACCACCGCTGAAGCGTCGAATTTTGGTATTTTTCCAGGACGTCTGGGCGCATGGAAATGTCCTTGACGAATAATTCCGGGACCGTTTGACTCATTTTAAGGATCAACGCGCGCGACACGGTAAGAAGAGTGTAATAACGCATATAATATTATGGCACAATTAATCAATTTTTTATCGTCCCTCTCGTCGCGGTACCACCGGCGTGGGTAAAAAAAGTCCCCAGTATTTTTCCAGATTTTGCGTATAATTGTGCCATATGAGCACGCGAAGGATCCAGGCGACGGCGTCCGGACGCACAAACAGATACACCACGCGGTTGATCCACCGTTCGGCCCCCCATTCTTGGTAGAGGACCATGGCCCCAAAATGGCATATCCACGCCACATATTTATTGACATGATTCGGGAAAAACACCCGAGCGTGCAGTTCAAATACACATCGTTGGATCAAAATTTGAGCGGGCGAGTATTGCGGAAACAGTTCGAAATTCGCCCACAGTAAGACGGAATAGATCAAGTGCCAGGTTTGCGCATGAATGATGCCTTTGCGCACCAGGGTCATCAAGAAGGCGGCCATTTGAATGGCCAACAGGGGTCCAAACGCCGTGTTCATGTTGCCGATCATGAAGACCGTGGCCCCGATTTGCATGCGACTGTGCATCGCGACGATGGCCTGTTGCTGTTCTTCGGGAACAATGGGGTCAAAGGGCATGTTGCGCATGGTGCGACTGTTGGACCGATAATGCGCCGTGATCCTGTCGGCCAGATACATCACCGCAAAACACGTGAGCATGGCGTACCGGTAATCCAGACCGGCATAGTAGATGTAGCAGACCACCACGGATCTCCCGGCAAATAAAATGCTGTGGGCGCGGAATTCCGGGTAGATCATGGGTTTCGACGGGTGGCGGAGTCGGGGCAAATGGAACACGAGGGACGTCATGCTGAGGGCCGCGTGGAGGGCGAGCGTGTACGCCCCCAACGGGTTGTCCAGATACATGGTGCCGTACCGAAAAAGACATGTCCACCGGTACACGAAATTGGCTAAACAACATGCCCCCAAAATTTTGTGTATATGATACGGGTCCTCGTTTGTGATGAGTTTGGGCCAATTTTCCAGCGACATGTGATAAACGATGCCTGATTACCGTGATATCGTGCATCGTTTTTATTTGATTTTATTTTCGTTAGAACCCCAGCCAGTCGCTGCTGCTCCGCTTCTTGGTTTTGCGTTTCTTGGTCGTCTTTTTCTTGGTCGTTGACTGGGTGGACGTCGCCCCCGGGCTGTATTTCAAAAACCACATCTTGTATTCCCGGGACTGAGGGTTTCCGCGTAATTCTTTGAACACGCGCGATTTCTCGGTACGGATTTCGTCCAGGGTTTTTTGCTTTCCCACGCAATTGATGGAGAACCGGCGCAAAATGCCGTGCTGGGCGAGACGGTTGGCCTGTTGCACGTCAAAGAGGAACTTGGTCATGCACAAAATGCGGTCGCGGTAGTAGTACGGTTTGTCGGCGTAAATAAACGCCAAATAAAAAGTGAGGAGAGTGTCGATGGTCCCGACGCGAATGGTGCGACCGTCGATTTTCACCTCATTGTAACTGTGGCAGGCAATGGGTTGATAGATGTGCGCCAAAATATCGCGGCCAACGCGGACCTCGTAATGGATCGGGATGATTTCGCCAATGGCCTCGCGGCGTTCAATGACGACCTTTTTGATACCAAGATCGTGGAGGCGTTCCTCGACGATGGTGGCGTCGCGTTCCGGGTCTTCGCTCAGCACATCAAAATCGGGCACCCGTCTCACGAGTTGGCGCTGCGCCGTCGGCATATATTTCCCATACAAACTACTGGCATAGCCCCCGAAGAAAATGACGCCTTGGTTGATGAACGTGTCGCGGACCGTGACGTAAATCTTTTCTTGGAGGGTCCCCTCCGGGTCGTCTTCCAGGTCGTCCATCTTGCGCTGAAAATCGACGGTGTGGCAATCGTAGTCCACGTTCAGGGGGTAATAATGGTTGAGGGTCGTGAGACGTTTGAGCACCTTTTCCCAGCGGGACACGTCGCCAGCGGGACGCGACAGTTCCAAGAACATGTTCATGCGCAGGAAATTGGGCGGCGCGTACAAAATACCGGCGATGGATATGGCCTCGTTTTGCACGGTCGTGAACAGTTCCTGGGGTAAATAGGTGACGTCGGCAATGGGAATGAAATTCACAAAGACTTTGAACGTACCGTAGTGCACGCCCGCCTTGGCCTCGACTTCACTGTAGCCCTCGTGGTGGTAGAGGTCGGCGATCTCGATGGCGTCGTCCAAGGCATCGGCCGAATAAAAATCGTAATCCGGAATTTCGACATCTAAATTGTAAAATTGGGCTTCCTTGGGTAAAATATTGTTGATGGCCGTGCCGCCGTAACACACCAGGCGCTTGCGTATCAAAAATTCTTCTAAAATGCGTATGATCTTCTTGATTTCGTCGTTTTTGATAATGTTGCGCTTGGCCTTTTCTTCGCTCTCGTCGACGGCGTGGCGTAGGATGGCCAATTCGCAATCTTGGAACGTCATATCATCGTCGCATAATTTCGTATCATATTTCATGATTAATCACACAAAGTGTGTTGTATTGGATGTTGACCTATATACTATAATTACAATCTTTATGTGAACCAAGAATCCGTTTTATCTTTGCTAGGGCCCTTTGGGCCCTAGCTATCTTAGGAGGGCATATGGGTCAATGAGCCGAAGGCTCATAACCTTGGACCACCTTCGGTGGTCCCGAGGAACCTTGGTTCCCATACCAATAGGGTAATGCGTGACAAAAGGGCACAAACGCCGTCTTGTTGTCGGCAAAGAATTTTTCATATAGTCGCAAATTCATGTCTGTCACATAGAAACGATTCATGATGTATTGGGCACCGTAATTGTGAATAAAATTGCCGTATTTGGGGTTCGTTAAATCGCTGGGGGCGGGGTCGATCATACGCAATACATTGACGTCCGTGGTACAATTGTTGAGGATGTGCACCGGGTTGGTCAGTTGCTGCAGCATGTCGACCGTCTTATAAATATAGATGCTTGCGCCCCCCAACACGCTGGATTCCATGTTCACTAAACTGCCCAAATTCACGCATCTGGCGTTGGAACCCACCGGGCACACCGGATAATTGGCGTACCCAATGCCCGAAATGCCCTTGTCGACGACCAAGACGATTTTGTTCATGAGGTTGGACATCATGGTGTTCGGGGTCACTTTGCCGGCGAAAAGACGGCCCTGCAAAGCGGACAACGAAATCGCGACCGACTGGTAAATGTTGTTGTCTGTGGAATAAATCCGTATTTGCACGAAAAGGGGGTCGTTGAAATTGGGCGACGGTCCCGAGAACCCGTACGTCAATATGGCCTTGACCGCGTCGTCCAGAGACAAATCGTTCTTCGATATCTTGGTGATGCCGCCGTCGTTCGATACGCCGATCATGGGGGTCCCGTTCACATCAAATACCGAAAAATCGAGGAAACGTACCCCCCGCGATAAAATGTACGCAATGGTTTCCGCCCCGACGAAACTTCCGGAAAACGCGCTGTTGTACGACGCTTTGATCACATACTCGCTCAGGGGGAAATCTCCCATCTTGTGCAAATTGTAGTTGGAAATCCCGGATCCCGGGTTGGTAATCATCATCTTCTTTAATTCCGGTTTGTAACCGGCGGGGACAGCCGTGGCCGCAAACCCCTCCTTATGTCCATGGTCATATTTGGCAGCTTCGTGTTCGTTGGACGGCATCTGTTTGATATGATCTCGTTGTTTTAGTAAATTCCAGAGCACAATGGTGAAAATAATCATGGTAATTATAATCAGTAGGATTCGCATCGGTCTCATGATGAATATGTGGTGGGGGCGGTGGTTTCTAAAATATACGTATTCAATGTTTACATTATATTGATAATTTTTTCCACCGAAAATACATAAAGAGCCATTCCTATTTTTCATTACTGACACTGTTCTCATATCTAAATCTATTATAACTATACACCAATGGCAGGAGGATTGTTGAATATTATATCAGTAGGAAATGCCAACGTATTTTTGAGTGGAAACCCTACGAAAACTTTTTTTAAAATTACGTATTCCAAGTACACCAACTTTGGACTCCAGAAATTCCGCCTGGATTATGACGGGTCGCGTGATCTACGCTTATCGACCCCCTCGCAATTCACGTTTAAAATCAAACGCTACGCCGATTTACTCATGGACACCTACTTGGTGCTGAATTTGCCCGATATCTGGAGTCCCATCTACAATCCGGTCTATCCATATTACGAGTGGGTTCCGTACGAATTCCGCTGGATCAAAGACATTGGGTTTCAAATCATCCAGTCCATCGAAATCAACTGCGGCTCCACCATGATACAGCGGTACACGGGCGACTACTTGTCCGCCATGATCGAACGCGATTTCGACGTCACCAAGAAGGACCTGATCCGTCGCATGTCCGGCAACGTGCCCGAACTGAACGACCCGGCCAACGCTTTCGGGCGCGTCAATACGTACCCGAGTGCCTTTTATACCAACACCACGGTGCCGGGGACGTCGACCATTGTGTCGGCGGAACCGTCGATTCGCGGTAAGACCCTCTATATTCCCATCAACACCTGGTTTACTTTAGACAGCCGTTGCGCCTTTCCCCTCATTTCGCTCCAATACAACGAATTGACGGTGACGGTGACCCTACGGCCCATCCAGGAATTGTTCCAGGTCCGCGATGTCACGGACCAGACCAACGCCCATCCCTACATTCAGCCCGATTTCAACAACGAGATTTATCGCATGTACCGGTTTTTGCAGACTCCCCCGGACATTCGCATCGACGCGGCCTACCAAGCCATGATGAATGTATATGAAAACCAAACGGCCGTCTGGAACGCCGACGTCCATTTGATGGCGACCTACTGTTTTTTGTCGAACGAAGAATCGCGGCTCTTTGCGGCTGAAGACCAGATATATTTAGTCAAAGACGTCTTGCAATACAAGTTTCAAAACATCACCGGGTCGTCGCGCCTACGTCTCGATAATTCCACGGGGATGGTGGCCAACTGGATGTGGTATTTGCAGCGCAACGACGTGAATATGCGCAACGAATGGGGCAATTACACCAACTGGCCCTACGAACATTTGCCGGGAAATGTGGTGCAGGCCCCGACGTCCCTCCCGTTGCCCCCGGTCTACGACAGTTGTTTGAACACCTTTAACGGGATCTATACCGATTTCCGTAGCACCTTTTACGACCCCAACATGGTGCTCGTGATGGGTCCCAGCACCCAACCCAACGAAGCCTACAACACGGGTATCTACATTTCGGGCGATTTCAATGCCGACAATCAAAAGGACATTCTGTTGTCCATGGGCATTCTGTTCGAAGGCGACTACCGCGAGAATCTGTACCCACGTGGGGTATATGACTACTTGGAAAAATATACGCGCACGCCGGGCAACGGCAAAGAGGGTCTCTACTGTTACAATTATTGCCTGAACACCAACCCCTTTGATTATCAGCCGTCGGGGGCCATCAATTTGAGCAAATTTAAGAACATTGAACTCGAATTGGTGACGTATCTGCCGCCGGTTTCCGCGACCGCCGGCGACGCCGTGAACGTGGTGTGTGGTGATGCGGGTCAACCGCTGGCCATCAGTACCAAAGCCAGTTGGCGGTTGTACGATTACAATTTTAATTTAGTCCTATATGAAGAACGGTACAATATACTGTCCTTTATTGGCGGCAATTGTGGTATGATGTATGCAAGATAATTATGTGTGTAAGAACGACTGGCATAAGTCATGGTTACAGATAGCTTATGTATATATCATATATATTTGTGAATTCAAAATCGAATATGGAAATGAATTCAAAAGGAAAAACGAAATGGAAAAAACATAAAGAAACGTTGGCCAAATTGCCGGACCATTCACCGCGTGGTCTTATGACCGCGCCGCTCGATACCAGTCTCATGCCGGAACCGATGGACAACCCCGTGCGACAGGCCTTTTTGGGGGACGAAAACCTGCCTAGCTTCGTGGAAGACCATAGAGACGCCAAGAAACGCCGAAAACCCAATGATCCGGTGGTAGAAGGGTACGGCGACTACGATCCCTCTGTGTATAACCCGTCGACCGATGCGGCCTCTTATAACTTCTCGACCAGGTCCGTCGCCAACAATCCGTATTTTAGTTTTCATGATTGGTTGTATGGGACGGCCGATTCCACGACGGTCGGGGGGCAGTACATTTTGAACTCCAGCAACAATTTAGATGTCGACCAAATTGTGGATAACATTGAAAACGACAATGTCCTCATTGCCATTGTCTCGATCACCCTGAAAGTCTTGGTGACGGTGGCCAATAAAATTGTGTGGTGGGTCACGTATCCCTTGGGCAGATTGGACGCCCTCTTCCAGCATTGCACCGATTCCATCGCCATCACCTTTTCGTACGGTACGGCGAATGAAAACGACCGCCGATGCATCTACGACGCGGGAATACGGTTCATCTATTTTTTCTTGGCCGTGTACATCTTCTTCAATTGGTACTATATTCTGTGCTATCGGGAAAACAACATCCCCGTGCAAACTTATGACCTTTCTTGGTTGTATTTGTACTATAATTATCCTATACTCAGTCTATTGTTTAAATACGTGGTATGTCAGGCGACCTTTTTGAACGGGGTGGCCATGCAGCTGCAGCATTTTTCGTATTTGATTCCGGCCAAGATCAGTTTCTTTCTGCTTTTTTTCATCATATTGGGTATCATTCTGTTTTGCGATGCGATCCAAGGGGTGGCCAATCTCTTCTTGGAATCCATCACATTTAATTTGAACGAATGGCAAATTGCCTTATTCATGATTTACGCAATGTTTTTTGGGTTGTATACCTTTGTCACGAAAGAACGTGCGTCGATCATGGCCAAGACGATTTCTTTGGGCCTGATGATTTTTTCGTTCATCTTGTTCTGCTTCCGCATGATATGGACGTATTTTATTTTACCGATTGCCGGGTTTTTGGTGGCGCTGTACTTGTTTGTCTATTCGTTCTTTGCCATGTCCATTTATTCGGGCAAAACCGTGTACCAGACGGTGAACGAAATTTTGAATTTCGTGGCGGCGGGATTCGAGGCCGCCCCTCCCGGGTACTATAACAATTGCCGGCGGCGGTCTTGGTGGGAATTTTTCAAGGAGACTTTCCGGACCATTGTGCGTATATTCTTCAAATTCTTTTTCGAATTTTGTTTGATTGCGTTGTTAATATACAACATTTATCAATTCAAGGCGGTGATTGGGGGGGAAAACACGAGTTATTACCAGAGTTTTGTGGATTCGTTCTTTGGGCTCATCAATTACCAAAAGAATGTGATGCAGTCGGGATTTCAAAACCGGTATGGGGCAGGCTCTGGCTCTGGCTCAGCCTCTGGCTCCGCCTTTGGCTCCGGCTCTGGCTCCGGCTCCGCCTTTGGCTCCGGCTCCGCCTTTGGCTCCGGCTCCGCCTTTAAAGAGGGGTTTAGTGACGGCAGCGATATTTCCTACCAAGAAGGATCCTCCAACCTGAAAAACCTGATGATTGCCACCAATCTGTTTTTGATTTTCTGCATTGTCGGCTACGTTTACAAAAAGGGGTTCTACCACAGCCCGATTGGTAATCCGGAGACCATGCGACAAGTCCAGAGTGTTTTAGGAGTCTACGATGCGAGCGAAGCGGGCAGTAATTATAATTACCAACCGACGGGGTTCAAATTGATCAATCCGGCCCGCGTCTTGGAACGTTACGGTAATTTCATGTTAGAGGCGAACCGGGGGGTACCCATTCCTTCGGGTCGTCAAACCGTGAATACGGGTAACGGTGGTGGTGGTGGCGGTGGTGGTGGACCGCCACGTCCCGCGAGTATGGCAAGCATGGGTCCAGTTCTTTCTCCTGCAACTGCTTCGGCCCCTGCCATGGCGACTGCCCCTATAACTACCACGACGGGGTCGGCACCTTCTGCATCCACGACGGTATCTGCCCCTTCTGTACCCACAACGGTATCTGCCCCTGCCACTACCTCAAGCTATGTATCTACATCTTACTGCCCAGGTGGAGGATGACGATAAACGGGTAATGGTTCATGATTGATGATCGGTGCATTGATCGCATCATATATCATCTATCATCTATCATCTATCATCTATCATTACCGCAGTCAACCTCGATCGCCCAACATGTACTGCATTTTCTTACACGGGATGACTTTTCGTCGCATCTTTGAGCCGATGAAAACGATATGTATAAGAAGAAGACTGCATTAACAAAATTTTTCAAAAATCTATGATTATTATAATAGATTGTTGATGGTAAAAAAACCGTGTTCCAAGTGTTACACCAGTTTCCCCCTATTCATCGTACTCTTGGTTATTTTGGCCGTATTTCTCTTCCAATGGTGGTTGTATAGTGCAAAACCAGAACCCTTTCAAAACGACACGTCAAAGGGTGCACCACCGCGTAGTCTAGGCAACCTCATTTGCATGTATTATCACGCCCTTATTCTTGCCATAGTAGGCCAGCGCGATTTTAACTACAACCTGGCCGGGGCCGACGAGTTTGTGCAGCAATTCCCGGCGTCGATTCCGTACCAAGAATTGGCCCCCTACTACGACCAATTGACCCAACAAGGCATCACGGCCGACGCCATCCTCCTGGACCCCCACTACGGCCCCGAAAAAACGTGGCGCGTCAAGAACCGCCAGGGCGAACGTCTGCACGAAATCATGCGCCCCCTGTTTCGACCGATCATTCAACACGCCATTGAACATTTTCAACCCACCATTTCGTCACCAGGCATGCCCGTCATTCACTACCGCTGCGCCGATGTGCCCTTTTCCCGACACGAAAATTATCATTTCCAAGAACTCTGTTTCTTTACCGATGCGCTCGAGGCAATCAAGCAACACACGGGTGAATCGTATGACCAAGTATTGATCCTATACTACACCAAGCACTTGGCCCAGAACAAGGAAGAAGCGGCGTGTGGTAGCTACATTCAAATCTTGCAGGACTATTTGACCGAGCACGGATACCGGGTCACCATACAGAGCAAATCCATCATGGAAGATTTTGCCACCATGTTTTACGCCCCCGGGGTCATTTCCACCTCGAGTTCGTTTGCATTTTTCAGCGGGTATTTTGGTCAGGGCAAATATATTACGGTATCGCACGGGATCGAGAGCAACCAAGAATACTGCGCGGATTGCGGCGATTCGGTCTTCAAAGGCTACAACATTCCCCATGCGACGGTCACGGATTACTACGATATTGATGCCGTCAAGGCGCGATTATACACGTGCAGTCGCACCAAAGGCTACGGGGATGCCCAAGGCCACAGGGATACTAAAGACCCCGAGTATGCCCAAGGCCACAGGGATGCCCAAGGCCTAGAATCTTTCGTCCCTTCCCAACGCCTGTCCGTCGACGGCAGCACCTTGACCGGATTTAGTTATGCGTCCGTCGTTTCCAATATGAACGACAAATACGCCGGGTTCTGTACATCGCAACGGACCAACTGGGACAAGAAGGACCAGATGTGCCGTCAACTGTCCCCCGAGGTGTGCTCCTCCGTCGCCTGCTGTTCTTTGCAGGGGGACACTGGCCATGAGCAATGCGTGGCCAAACCGTATTTTTCGTCTTATAATGTATAAATCGGGTCCATGTCAAGATACCAAGAAGACCAATACCAAGAAAATTTTGTATCCAACCGACCCAATGATGCCCAAAATTATCCCTACGTCTTTTTTAACCAGGTAAGTGGACAAGACCCGAACCCGAATCCCATGGCCGTCTCCTCCGGGGCCGCGGGGTTCTGTGCCTCCACGCGCACTGTGCATGGCATGCCTGACGACGCCCTGGAGAAAAAATGCAATGCCCTGGATGTGAATGTGTGTGCGTCGACCCAATGTTGTGTGTTGCTGGGAACGTCCAAATGTGTCGCGGGCAATGCGAACGGTCCCACCAATACCACCGGATACTATGATCCGGCCTTAGTGAACAAAGACCGGTATTATTACCAAGGAAAATGCTACGGGAATTGCACGAATCAACAGAGCACCGATTCCCAATGGACCGATACCACGAATGCGGCGGCCTATTATCATTTGCAGGATTTTGCCAAAGATGGCTACGCTGCTCCTAGCATGCCAGGCTCTGGCTCGCCGGTTTCCGGCATGCCAGGCTCCGCTTTGTTCAGTACTGCGGCGACAAATTACGGCGGCGGCGGCGGCTATTATGCATCCAATATCACGAATTCACCAGGATCTCAATTGAATGGGGTCAATTCTGCCTCCATACAGAATGGCGGGGCAGCAGCAGCAGGAATGGTCCCTTCGTCCTCCTCCCAATGCAGCAGTCCACACACGGACAAGGAGCAACGTGAACTGACCAACATATTCCGGGCCATTGGTATGTATTTGTTTTATAACCAACCGTTTCCCACCATATTGATGGATTCGGGACCTTCTACGACCCCTTCTCCTACCCTTTCTACGATGCCTCCCATATCATCCACCCCGAATCCCATTCCATCGACCCCCATCGCCTAAACGATTCTAACGGTATCCTATAGTAATCGTATTTGGGTATTTGTCTTATGAAAAAGCCTTCTTTCCAATACAAAAAAATAAGGTATTATTTAGTCGTATTGTTTATTTTATTGTTTGTCCTCTTGGGATGGGTGACCGTGGTATCCGGACAACGACGTCGTACGGAAGGTCTGGACGCGGCCTCCCCTCAGGCGACGCCACCGGATCTGTTTTCACAGATTGCCGATTTCCTTCTCAGCAACGTGAAAATAAATACCAACATGCACATTGAATACGATGGATCGCCCACCCAGGCGCCCCCGCCCCCGTCAGCCACGCTGGCGCAGGTAGCTACAACTGTTCCTATATCCACCACTTCATCTCCCACCACATCGGCACTCGTAAATGCAAAGGCACTCGTAAATGCCATGACGGTGGCACCTACGACGCCGACGGCGACCACCGCACGACCTACGACCCAGGCCCCGACCACGCAGGCCCCGACAACCCCGTTACCTACGACCCCAGTCCCCACCAAACCGTGGCAATTCATCGGTGGTAACAACGGCACCGTCAGTTGCAACGTCTACTGTCAAGGTGTTATGGGTTCCCCCTGGAACAATGAACTCCCCCAATCTTGGAACGGGGCCACGTGCAAATCCGGCGGACGTGACGGAGACATACCGTGCAACAAATACGGGGTCGACCCGAAGACCCCCGGTCTCCTGCATTGCATTTGCGAAGCCACGGGTACCGGGTGGTACGGAGGTGGTGGCAGATTCAATCAAAACATATAAACACATTGAATGGTTGTATAGGAAATAACCATTCAACGCGCGCCCCTAGATGAAATTTTACGAAACCCATTTTGAGGACTATTGCAAATCCGTCGAAAAGTACCCGTTTCTACCCGCGAATTTCGCCTATGTACCAAGAAACCTCATCTTCTACGGGTCCGTCGGTACCGGAAAATATTCCCGGGTCCTCACCTATTTGCAGCCGTTTTCCCCCAGTCAAATGAAGTACGACAAAAAGATCAAAGCCACCACCGACAAGCAGTCCTATAAATACCGCATCAGCGACATTCATTACGAGGTCGACATGGCGCTCCTGGGGTGCAATTCCAAGATCATTTGGCACGAAATCTATTGCCAAATTGTGGACATTATCACGATCAAGCCCGACAAAATGGGGTTCATCGTCTGCAAGAATTTCCACGCCATTCACAACGAACTCCTGGAGATTTTCTATAGTTACATGCAGCAACACTGCTACGGCTACGACGGGAAAAGCCGCGAGGTGCAAATCTATTTCATCTTGATCACGGAGCACGTCAGTTTTTTGCCCAACAGCATCCTGAATCACTGCGACATTGTCCGGGTACCAAGACCAACCGTCACCGACATTTTACAGTCATGCCACACGAACAAACACAAGGAGGTCGAACCCATCTTGGAACAAATCTCGGTCAACGACATTACCAATATCAAGGAGGTCTATTCATTTTCGCTGGTGAAATCGTTGGACGATTTGCCCAAAGACCATTTCAACAAGGTGTGTGACATTATTATTCAGGAAATGACCAAGATGATCTCTCAGGAAGAGATGGCGGGATGCGTTCCTATCACCCAATTTCGCGATTATTTGTACGACATTTTAATTTATAATTTGGACGGGATTGAATGTATATGGTATATTTTCCAGCATTTTGTCGAGAGTGGTCAACTGCGCGACCACCTCAAGATATGCGGCCTCATGACGCGTTTGGCCACCATTTTGAAACAATACGGAAACAACTACCGGTCAATCTTTCATATTGAACACGCGATTTTTGCCATCTTGGAAGTCTTGGTATCGTGAACACACAATAATGTGTATGGAATAATTCATATACAGATTATTTCGAATATCATCATAAATAGTATGGATTATTGCGAAGCCTGCGAATGTTTCGATTTTTCCGTGACGGACGAGATCACGGCCGACGCCATCAAACGTCAATATAGAAAACTCTCACTCCAATATCATCCCGACAAGAATCCGGCGCCCAATGCGTCGGCGCAGTTTCAACGGATTCATGAGGCGTATATGACCTTGATGCACGATTATGAAGATGGGGACGACGACGATGCCGAAGGTGACGAGGACGAGACCGTAAACTCTCATCACGAAAAGATTGCCCAGGTCAAGCAATGGTTGGATCGCCTCTATCCTATACTTCAATCTTTGGGGATGGACAAGGTGTGCGACAATGCGACGGTGGCCCACATCGTCCAGTTTGTCTCCAAACTGTTGGAAGCCCGCACGACCCAGTGGATCAACACCTTGGACAAGGACACCTTGTTGGACGTCTACTGTTTTATATGCAAACATCGCCGGAAATTTCCGGCCGTGACGGACCGCGTCATGCAGCAATTGGGTCAATGGTTACGCGGGTCCATCGACGAAAAATGTCAACAGGATCGGCATTTAAGTTTGACGCCGAGTATCGGGGACGTCTTGGAGTGCAATTTGTATTGTCATACCGATGACGCTACGGGGCAGGTGTTTACGATCCCTCTCTGGATGGAAGAATCCGTGTTTGACATTTCGGGCGGCGGGGAACTCTGCGTTCGCGCGATTCCGCAGTGTCCTGCCAACATGTACATCGATGACCACCACCATTTGCATGTGCGCGTGGAACTTACGTTGGACGACATGTGGAACATGCGCGACGACGACGACCTGCTTCTTCCTATAGGAAACGTGAACACATTTACCGTGAAAAAGGGGGATTTGTTGATGCGCCGCGTCCAGATTGTGACGTTGAAGCGGTGCGGTATCCCGGTGGGCAATCCACGGGACATCCTGGATGTGTCGAAAAAGGGGGACGTGGTGTTTCACATCTATATTCATTGATTATCGTACATAGTTCACACATTACTATGTACGATAGTGGCGATGCTTAGACCCGACCCACCACATCTAATTGATGGGTGCTGGGTGCTGGGTGCTGGGTGCTGGGTGCTGGGGTGGTTGCAGACGGTATGAGCCCGGGCTGCTGCATCTGGTTGGGTACCGGGACCGCGACGGGCTCAAGGATCCCCGTCGCCATGTCGACCCCGAATTGGAAATCGTTGGGGCGCGCAGGGACCACGTTGTCAAGGGCGTCCTCAAACGCTCTCGCGTCGGCGCCTCCCACTTCCCGCTTGTCTCCGGTCACATAGGCAATCACATAGGTCACTTTGTTGGCCTTGAACGGCACAATGCTGCGATGCAAATATTCCACATTGTTGTATGGGACTTTGGTAATCGGGTCCACGTGTTTCAGGTCGTATTGCCACAGTGTCCCGGTCCCCGGGCGCTCCCCTGTCACATACCGATACATGAGGGGTTCATAGTGTATTTTGACCAAATTGGTGGGACGCTGTTTGATGATGCGATTTTTATAGGGTTGATCCAGCAGTTCAATCGAACGGATAAGATCTTCCGGATATTTCGGGGTGAACGTGACCTTGCCGTCTTGAATGGGAGCCGTTTGATCGTTAGGTACCGGTGGTACCCGTTCGTCATTCAGTCCGCCCCTGGATAAAAACATGTGGGTAAACAGGGGCGGGCCACCGGGGGTTTTATTAGCTAAAATAAGAACTTCTGGCATGTATAGGATGATCACAGATTAGGTGCCCTACTCGGGTACCGACATTCGCGGCGTCACGACGAACCCCATATTTTTAACACGGACAATACATAGATTGGTCACCACGATGCATCGAAACGGCGGGACTCCCGGAGGTGAATCGAATAAATTGAAGAAATGTTCGCGCGATGCCCGTTGCCACAATTTAAACATACAAATGTACAGTTTTCGCGAAATTTTGGAACTTTTTCAGTTGCAACATGCGTCGCCACTTACCGAAGATCACATGAAACAGGCGAAAATGTTTGTGCTAAAGATGCATCCCGACAAGTCGCGGCTCCCTCCCGACTATTTCCTGTTTTACAAAAAGGCGTTTGACATTTTGGCCGAGTTTTATGTGAATCAACGGCGGGTCACACAAGAATTACCTAAAGAACCGATCCAATACCAAGCCCAGGGGAAAGGTATCGGTCCCTCGCTCAACAAAGCGACGTCAAAAAAGGTGCAACAATCGGTGAATGCGATGGGCCGCGATCAATTTCAACAGACATTCAACCAACTGTTTGAACAAAACATGCTAAATACCGAACAGCAACAACGTGCCCAAGAACGCAACCAGTGGTTCACCGAAGAAGCCAGCGACCCGTACGGCAACATCCGCGGGGGGTCCATCCACGAAAAGATGGAGGCTGTTAAAAAACAACAGACAAGCCTCCATTTAGCCAAATATCAGGGGGTACAAACGTTGCCCATGGCGGCTTCCCATGCGAATGATTTATATGACGAGGACGACGATCCCCGCGCGCAATCTTCCCATAACTACATTTCGACCGATCCCTTTAGTAAATTGAAATTTGACGATTTGAGAAAAGTGCACCGCGATCAAACCGTGTTTGCCGTGGGGGAACAGGATTACCAGCAGATGGCGCATTACGGGTCCGTCGACCAGTACCGCCAGGCGCGTGGTCAACAGAATTTGGATCCTTTAGGGAAAACGGACGCCACGCGTCTCTTGGAAGAACAGGAAAAACAGTGGCGCGACCACATGATGCGGCGCGAATACGACGCCAAGTTGCGTACCATGGCGTACGAAGAGAAATCGAAAAACGTTATTTCGCATTTTTTGCATCTAACCAACGCTTGATCCCGGGGAATTCCAGGCACCATTGCAATTGTTGTTTCATGGTGGCCAATTCGTGGCGCAATGCGTCGATGCTGGTTTCCAAAGCAGCGTTCGATGTCGGTATTGGAGATGGTGGGGGGACGGACTCCATGGACACCACGGGCTCTTCTTTTGTCAGCACGATATTGACCGGTTCGGGTTCAAGGATGGAAACATCTAATGCCAGCGGTTCGGGGGTCTCTACGAAAGACACATGCTTGGAGGGTGTTCGGGGAGGCATATTGTCGCTTGGACCTGCTACGCTTGGACCTGCTACGCTTGGACCTGCTACGCTTGGTCCCGCTCCCACTTCGTTTGAGCCCAATAGAATCATTTCACGTTCTCGTAATTGCTGTTTCACCAATTCTTCCATATTGGCGATGGGTTCGTCCACATCACATAATTTGAAATCAATGGGTTCCGGGGCAGGTTTGTGCAACATTTGATCCAAGTCTTGCTGTTTTTCTTTGAGCCGCGATTCAATGATGTCTGTGCCAGATTTACGGTCGTGGTATAATACCATAGGCTGTTGATTGTGGATCATCGACTCTTTATTTCCGGAACGGGCCATGTCGCTTTGATAAACCATCCATTGTATGGCTTTGCGGTTCCACTGCACCAAATCCTCCTTGGTCCACGGAGCTTCTTGGATATGTTTGGGCATGTTTAGATAAATGTGTTCTATTTGACCCCGAAACCAGGCCATTTTTTCATGATGCGACATATGGGAAATGTGGGGGTGATGGGTGATTTTTTCCCATAAAATGGTCTGGTTCTGTGGATGAATAAACAGAGCCATCTGCAAATGCTATATCATGTATTGCACACATGGTATCGCATATTCCACCGCAAAAAAAAGTGGGGTCACGGGTCACGGCGTTTCCAGTTTCAACTGGGTTTTCACGTACTTGCGGGGAGCAGGTTGAATCGCAATGTTGTGAATCAAGTCCTCGACGAAATTGAAATCGTAGGGATCATACGGATCCATAACCCGGGGTTCGACATACAACTGCACTTCGCCGGAATTGATGCGGTCACGTTCGGCCAATACATAAATATCGGCGGTGACGGATTTTCCTCCGCGCCGTTTGAAATGGCGTTGGCGTTGGGTACGTCGAATGGCCTTGGCCTTGGGCAAATGTATGGCCTTGGGCAAATGTTTGGCTACTTTACGTTTGGCTATTTTACGCGTTTTTTTCATGAATCGCGGTAGGGTCACTTTCTACCATATCTATAGGTATTTTTCGGTAAATTCGTCGGGGGTCATGATCACGATTTTACTTCCTTTAGCAATCAATTCGTTGGCTTTCTGTAACTTTCCGGAGGTTGCCGCCCGTTCTTTGACTAAAACCAGATGGGTCTTGTCGCTGACGTTGGTTCCCAATTTGGCGCCCATGGTTTTCAAGGCTTCTTCGATTTTTTTATCGCGAAATCCGGTCATGACCACCGTTTTACCGTAGAGTTCGTGGTCCGTGGACACGGCCGGGATCGCTTCCTCCCGTTCCTCCTTACGTATTTTGGCTTCCCACCCACACTCTTTCATAAACTCGATAAACCGCGGCAAATGGTGGATAAACGGTTCGGCCGTTTTAATCGTGAACCCCTTGATCTCCGCCACTTTACGAATCTTCTCCTGAGTGGATTCGGTCGACGTGATCACCTCCGGGTATTCCTGAAGGATGAGTTCGATTTTGACATGGCTAAACCCGCGTCCAAACACGTTGCTATAGGCCATGATGGAGGCCAGCGACGTCTTCGCCAACGTGGTTTGCAGACTCTGGTAAATCTTCTTGCCCATGCCCGCCGCCCCCGTGTCCGCCTTCTTGGTAGCAAATACCTTGGTAAAATCGTCTTGGGTCATGTTGGTGACTTTGCAAATGGTATCGTAGCCCGCCTGGCTGATACGTTTCAAATTCCCTTCGCCCAGATGTTCGACACCGATCCCTTTGAAAAACCCCACCATGGTTTTCAGTTGGACGGTCTCGTCTTCGGTACCGTCGGCCAACATGACCTCGATGTGGCTGGGGTTCCACTGATACGGGACAGTCGGCATTTTAGGCGTGTCCGCCGGCTGCACCACCTCGATGATTTTGGGAATCACGTCACCGGAACGCACAATCTTCACCACCGCCCCGATACCGATTCCGTTGTCTTCGACAAATTTACCGTGGACACCCGTCACATACTGAATCGTGACCCCGCTCAGCTTGACGGGTTCGATTTGGACCCGCGGTTTCAAATACTTGTCCTTGCTCGCGGTCCACAAGACGTCGACCACCTTGGCCTCGGCTTCTTGGCCCGAAATCAACATTTTAAACGCAAATGCGTGGTCGGGGTTGCCCGTTTTCCGGGGATAAATATGGTCATCCGCCACAATAATCCCGTCAATTTCGTACATGTAGTTGGTGCGCCAGTCCAATAACACAGCGGACAGCGATTCGTTCGACAGTTCCCGGGGGCTCATGGGTTTGTATTGGACCACTTCAAAGCCGCGCTGAGTTAACCACGTCATTTGATTGCGCGGGGTCATGTCGGGCGCCACGACTTCGTAGACCACAAAATGCAAATCGGCCGCTTTGGCATCGACCGTGTGCGCATTGACAATACCGGAGACCAGGTTGCGCGGGTTGGCAAAGGTGTCGGCATATTTGGTGTCAAATACCGATTTTGGGAGGATGAATTCGCCGCGGACGGCGTGGCCCGGCGGAATTTTAGGCAGTTTGAGTACGGACAATAAATGGCGAATGTCTTGGCCGACCTTGCCGTTGCCGCGGGTGTACAACGCGGGTTGGCCGTCGTCCCCCATCACATACATGCCACTGACTCCGTCCAATTTACACGAAAGGATGTAGGGTCCCGTGTATTTCTTTTTCCAATTTTCGAGGGCTTGGGTGTCGGGCTTGATCTTGTCCATGGAGGCCATTTCGTAGGGCAGGGTGACTTTGTTTTTACTGGCGACGACTGCCCCGATTTCTTCCAATACTTCATTCTTGGGGTACTTCTTTTCCATGAATTCTTTGAGAATGTCGTACTGGTTGTCGGTCAACAGCGGTTCTTGGGTATTATAGTAATGTTCATTGGAAACGCGGATCATTTCGGCCAGTTGCGACTCGTTGAGGTTTTCCAATACCGAAATTCCTTGGGTTTTGAAATCCGCAATTTGACCAAGAATTCCGGGGGCTTTAGAAGGCATCGTTGGTTGGACGGGGATCGTTTCGAGCGTTGCGGAAGTTTCGGGAGTTGCGGGAGTTTCCGGAGTTTGGGTACTTTCCAAGACTCTATCTTCTATTTTAGTCAATTTTTTAGATGTCTTTCTCTGGGGTTTGCGCGGAGGGATGCCCTCTACCACATCTTCCGGCTTTTTCTTGAGGGTTTTATTGGGACCCCGTTTTCGGGGGGCAGGTTTAGGCATTTCGGGAGCCTTCTCTTTCTCTCCCTTTTCCTCCTCCTGTTCCCCCTGTTCCCCCTGTTCCCCCTGTTCCGGAGATCCTATAGGAATCACTTCGGGGGTGGAACGGATCCGGACCCGGGTTTCTGGAAGGACGGCGGCCGGTTTAGCCAGTCTTTTTTTGGCCAATGACACGGAGTTTTTTAATTTGGTTACATCAAACGGTTGGGTACGCGGGAGTTTCTTGGTCTTTTTAGCCATATCTTTGGTTGCCAGGTTTTCCTGGGTTTTCTTGGTTCTTGGTTTTTTGGGATTTGTGGGAATTTTAGGAATTTCATTTTCCAATTCTACTTTTAATTCCGTGGATTGTACCAAGATCGCTGGATCCAAATTGGGTTTATAGGACGTGGCGGGCGTGGGTGCCGCCTCTTTAGCAAGGGGGGCAACCTCCTCCTTCTTGTCCTTCTTGTCCTCCTCTTCCT